TTAAGAAATGCTTTTGATAATACTATATCAAGGGATGGCAGCACACCTAACACTATGACTGCTGACTTTGATATGAATAGTAATGACATACTTAATGTCAAAAGTATTACAGATCAGTCTGGTAAAGACATTGTAGCACAAACAAAAGTAAATGCTGATGCAGCAGAATTAGCACTAGATCAATTTACAGATATATACTTAGGTGCAAAAGCTTCAGACCCTAGTGTAGATAACGATGGTGACGCTTTACAGGCAGGTACTCTATACTATAATACAACAGACAATATATTTAAAGTATATAATGGTTCTAATTTTGTTGTAGCTATAAATGTAGCAACTCCTGTTTCTGTAGCCAATGGTGGTACAGGAGCAATAACTGCTACTCAAGCAAAGATAAACTTAGGAATAACAGACGGAATTACACTTCAGCAAGCTTCAGACGAAGCCCTTGCTCTGGCGATTGCTCTTGGGTGATCAATGGTAACACAGCTCAAAATAGGAGATAATTATGGCTGATGATGCAGTAGTAACAGTCTCGGCAACGGTGTTGCCAGACGAAATACAAAAGACGTTTTCGTCTTCGATGACGGTAAGTCCAGCGGATGGAAACGATAAATGGTACTATAAACTAACAAGCGTAAGTAACGCAAGCACAGACTTAATGGCTGGCTATTACACTGACTATACGGCCGTGGACGATGACACCGCACCAACAGCTATAGCTACAGGTGACAAGGTAAAGTTTTTATATGTAAAGAATACTGACTCTGCTGAAAGCGTATACATAGTTCTAGATGGCGGTACTGCTGGGCCAACTACAGCAGACGGTATTCACCTAGGTCCATCTGAAGCAGCAGCTTTACGTGTACCCAACGCAACTGTAGCTGACATACACGCTATCAGTTCTGCTGGTACAGTAACTTGCATAGTGTGCGCTTTACTTGACGATGTAGCTTAAGGACAGGTTATGGCTAATACATTTAAAAACCATACTAAGGCTTCTATAGGAACAACTGGTCAAAGTATTTATACAGTTCCAAGTGGCACTACGTCTGTAATGATTGGCCTTAACCTTGCTAATACTTCTGCTGCTCAGGTGACTGGTGATGTTCTGTTGAATGGCACCCACATTGTTAAGAATGTTCCTATCCCTGCTGGCTCAGCGCTCGATGCGCTGGGCGGCAAAATAATATTAGAGGCTGGGAATAATGTAGTTGTTGAGTCAAGTGCAGCTAACAGCATCGATGTAATACTTAGCGTATTGGAGCAAACATAATGGCTGGATATATTGGAGTTGTTAGTCCTACCTCAGTATCAAACACCGACTCTATTACGGTAACAGGTGACGTTACATATGATGGGGTATTAAGCAACGATGACTCGATTGATGAAAATGTAACTGTGTTGTCAGGCAGAAATGCAGCAGTCATTGGACCAGTAACAATAAATGCTAACGTAACGGTTACAGGGACTTTGACTATACTATGAGTACACTATTTGTTGATACCTTGGAGCCAAGCCAGAATACAGCTATAGATGTTGCTGCTGGTAAATTTAAAGCTGTAGGTAGTATAGTTCAGATGCAAAATTCTACTATGGCTGGAGCTTCTACTTCAGCTACAGTTTCTTCTTTTACTGATACAGGTTTATCAGTTAATATAACTCCTAAGTTTGCTACAAGTAAAATATTAGTTCTTGTTAACACAGTAATAGGTATCACGAGAGCTACAAATGCAAGAATTGACATTAGGTGTTTAGAGAACGGTTCTTCAACAGAAGTTAGTCGTTTTGATTTTGCAGGTATACAAGGAGGTACAGGGTATTCTCTGATTTCACCTATGCTTACTTGTAGTGGCGTATTTCAATGCTCTGCTACAAATCAGTTAACTTTTAAAATACAAGCTCAAAGAGCAAGTGGCCTATCTGCATCAGCTGGCCTTTTATATCTTTCATGGTACGAAGAAAGTATTCATTCAATTCAAGCATTGGAGATAGCCCAATGACCTCCATAGCTATAGCACTAACAGAACTAAATATAGACGAATGGGTACTTCGTGGAGAGCCAGAAACAGAAGAAGAATGGCTTGCTATGTTCTACAAGGTCACTGGCAAAACTGCTGATGGCTCTGCAATAGAAAGCTCTAACCCTAATGACTTTGGTGTTACTTGGTCACAAGTGTCTACCAAAAAAGCAGAGCTAGTAGCTGCTGAACCTATGCGTTTGTTGAGAGAAGAACGTAATATACGACTAGGTGAGACTGATTGGTGGGCTATGTCAGACAGAACTATGACTGAAGCACAGACAAAATATCGTCAGGATTTGAGAGATATAACAGATAGCGCAACGTCATTAGACGATGTGACTTGGCCTACAAAACCGTAAGGATAGCTGATGACCTCCATTCTTAAAGTTGATGAGATACAAAGTAAAAACGGCACTTCGGCTTTGACTATTGATAGCAGTGGTAGAATATTACAACCAGCTAAACCAGCATTTAAAATGGAGTTAAATGTAGAGGGATCTGCTGCAAACTATTCTAGTGCTACAGTTTTTTTACCTGATACTATACGAATTAATGTTGGTGGTGGTGCTGCAATAACTGGTAGCCAAGGACAATATACTGTTCCTATTACTGGTATTTACATGTTAATGTATCAAATTAACTTAGTAGGCGTAACAGGAGCTTCATATGTAGATGCTCATCTTCTTATAAACGGATCTGTTATAAACGGTCACGAAGATACTTCTGCAAGATATCTAGAAGATCCTCAAGGTGGTAATTACATACAAGCACAAAATAGCGCACTTTTCCCATTAACTGCTAATGATGTAGTTACAGTTCGCTTTCAAGTAGTTGGTGATACAAGCTCTACTTTAAGAGATGGCTCTGTTTTTTCAGGATTTTTGGTGAGTTAAATGGCAGGATATATAGGCACAGTACCAGCACCTCAAGCTACTCAACGAAGACAGACGTTTACAGCGACTGCTTCTCAAACAACTTTTGGCACTGCTGGGTATACTGTAGGTTTTATTGATGTGTTTCTAAATGGTGTCAAACTAGTTGATGGCACTGACTATGCAGCTACTAATGCTAGTGAGGTTGTATTGACTACTGGCGCTGCTGCTGGAGATCTTCTTCACGTTATAGCTTTTACTGCTAGTGACACTGCTTCAACAATGGGTGGTGGCAAGTTTAAGGGTGATCGAGGTACGTTTGGTTCTGGTGGTGCAGATATATTCAGGGTGCATGAGCAAGAGCTAAACACTGATGTAACCATAGACGCTACTGAGAATGCTTTAGCTAGTGGCCCTGTAACGGTAGCTAGTGGTGTTACTCTTACTGTCACAACAGGAGGGAACTTGAGCATTGTCTGAGATTAGAGCAACAACAATTAGTGACGAGACAGGTAGCGGTCCTATTGCATTGACTAAGCAACACGCAGCTAAAGCTTGGTGTTATTTTAATACTTCAAGCTCAACCTCAATAACAGGAAGTTTTAATGTTTCAAGCTTAACAGACCTTGGAACTGGTTATACTAAAATAACTATTACTAATGCTATGGCTAGTGCTAATGATTTTTCAATGCAATGTACGTCTAATAATTTTCAAGCACATAATGCAAGTATTCCAACAGCTACAGAATTTTGGTTTTATTCAAGCAATGCTACTGGTTCTGCAAGTGATGGCACTAGGAATTATTTTACATTACACGGAGACCTAGCATGAGTACTCTAAAGGTCACCAACATTCAGGCTACAGGTGAGACAGCTAGTCGTCCAGTGTCAGGGGTTGCTGCTGCTTGGTTTAATTACAATCATCAAACACCTGCTATACAGGATAGTGTAAATATAAGCTCTATATCAGATGATGGTAGTGGTATTTTCACAAACACTTTTGTCAACAGTATGTCTAATGCTTTTTGGGCTGCTGGTGCTATTTGTAGAAACAATAGACATCAATGGAATGCTGACACTGGTGCAGCTACGGGAAGGCAGTGGAGAGCAGCAGACAGTGGTAATAGTGCTAGTGACAGTCTTGACTTTACAGCTTCTATTCACGGAGACTTAGCATGAGCAGTACTCTAACAGTCACCAATCTTACATCTACTAATCTTACTGATGGTGGTGGTACGACTTCTACGTTTGCTAATGTTGTTAAAGGGGCTGTTAAAACTTGGATTTGCTTAGAAAACACATCTTCAGCAGCTATTGTTGAACTCGATAGTTTTAATGTTAGTTCAACTACCGATGTGAATACTAATGATTCACAAATAGATATGACAAATGCAATGAGTAATGCAAATTTTTGTGAGTTAGGAACACACTCAGGCACTGCGTTAGATAGATTTATTAGCTTTGTTCACACTAGCAAAACTTCTTCAAGGATGTTTGCAACAGCATACGATGTTACTAGCGGTGATGTCGGAGTAAACAGAAAAAATATTTGTGCTGTAGGAGACTTAGCATGAGTACATTACAAGTATCCAACCTCAATGATGGCACAA